GGGATGGCTCGGAGTGTATCCAGCCAAGAACTCGTCACACGTACCCTACGCGATCATATATCTGGAACAATCGATCTGGAATCGACTCAGGTTCAGTCGTTGTCAATCCTCGCAAAGGTCTCAGGTATGTACACTACACGCATCGAAGATGTGACCGAGCGTTCCAGTAACGACATCGAGAACGATCTTAAACGTAAGTTGTCTGAGCTATCCTTGCCAGTTGTCGACGAGTCAGATATCGATGAGTCAGATGTCACTCATTGAATGTACTTTCAATAATCAGTTGAATACTGATCGTTCCAGTAAAATAGTTAACGTGCTAACTTTGATAGCTACCCCCCCTGTGGCTGAGCTGGTACTGGTGTATATACATAGTAAAACGCTCAAACAATTTACGACTTTTACAGACTAATGTTATTTCTCACTAGTCACACGTAATCTGTCTCAGCCTTTTTTATACAGATATTGCCTAACGTATTTCGGGAAAAAATTTTCTGCAAAATTTTGAGAAATGTAGGGGTAGATAATTTTGTCAAAAAGTCTCTTGTAACACTTGACATGTCCGTGTCAATGGGTAGAATCTGATATACTTATTATTATTACGTCTACGTTATATGACCGATTGTCATATACCGAGAATCCCTTGATGGGATTCTGTAACAGCAGTAATTAAACGAACGTTAATATCACGTAACGTATATATAACGTAGGGATAGGTTTCTTTGAAGATAGACCCTTCAATGCTTTCGACTGTAGATCAGTTATCGCCTGAAAAGAAAAAAGAAATTTTGGATTTGCTGACATCGCTAGATGAAGCGAAGAAGAAAGAGGCGGCGCGGGATGGGTTCATGGCCTTTGTTAAGTATATGTGGCCTGCATTCATTGAGGGTAGGCATCATAAGATTATGGCCGATGCGTTTGAACGTATAGCCAAAGGTGACCTGAAGCGGTTAATAGTTAATATGCCGCCTAGACATACCAAATCAGAGTTTGCTTCTTACTTACTGCCTGCGTGGTTTCTGGGTCAGTACCCAGAGAAAAAGATAATACAGACCGCGCATACTGCCGAGTTGTCAGTAGGATTCGGCAGAAAGGTTCGTAATCTCGTCGATGACGGCGATTTTAAAAAAGTTTTCCCCAAGTTGGCATTGAGGGCCGACTCCAAAGCAGCGGGGAGATGGAGTACCAACAAAGGTGGTGAATATTTTGCTATCGGTGTTGGTGGTGCGGTAACAGGTAAGGGCGCTGATCTGCTCATCATTGATGACCCTCATAGTGAGCAGGAAGGACAGAGCATTGACCCCTCTGTTTTCGACAAGACTTACGAATGGTACACATCTGGCCCTCGCCAACGACTACAGCCGGGAGGTGCTATTGTTATCGTTATGACACGATGGCATATGCGCGACCTTACTGGAAAGATTATTAAGGCATCTTCTCAGCGCGAAGGTGTAGATGACTGGGAATTAATTGAGTTCCCTGCGCTGATGCCGTCAGGCAAACCGTTATGGCCTGAATTTTGGAGCATTAATGAATTAGAGGCTTTACGCAGCGAACTGCCAGCCCCTAAATGGAATGCTCAATATCAGCAGACCCCTACCGCACAGGAAGGGGCGCTGGTTAAGAAGGAATGGTGGAGAGTGTGGGAAGAAGATCATCCCCCTCAATGTGACTTTGTTATCCAGTCATGGGATACGGCATTCCTCAAGACTGAAAGGGCGGATTACTCAGCCTGCACCACATGGGGTGTTTTTTATGCCCCTGACGATGAAGGCAGAACAAGACCTAATATTATCCTGCTAGATGCATATAAAGAGCGGCTTGAGTTTCCTGAGCTAAAGAAAGTCGCTTATGACATGTATATGGAAATGAAGCCAGATGCTTTTGTAGTGGAAGCCAAAGCAGCTGGAACGCCTTTAATATTTGAGCTTAGGGCGATGGGCATCCCTGTATCGGAATACACCCCGACTCGTGGTAATGACAAGATAGCAAGAGTAAACGCTATTGCTGACTTGTTCGCATCAGGGATAGTGTGGTGCCCAGAAACAAGATTTGCCGAAGAAGTGGTTAGTGAATTTGCTGCTTTCCCCGCTGGAGAGCATGATGATTTAGTAGACTCATCGACTCAGGCACTTTTAAGGTTTAGGCAGGGCGGGTTCCTCAAGCTGTACTCAGACGAAGAGGATGAACCCACATACAAAAGAACGGCAGACTACTATTGATTCTTTCAGATTCTCAAAAAGAAGAAGTGAAGACTGAGATAAGGTCTTGGTCAAAACATCAGCTTGAATCGCCTAATGCTGATTTTAATAACATTCCTGCTTGTCCTTATGCGAAAAAGGCATGGGATGACGATAAAGTTAAGTTTGCTTTTAAAACAGATTTTTACAGTAACGATATTATCTATGATTACTTAAAAGACTGGGATGACGCAGTAGACTTAGTTATCTTGATTGACACAGCGTTCTTAGAAGAAGCGCAAGACTTCTACGACAATGTAGATTTTATTAACGAGAATATTTCTAAAAATGCTTTTAAAGACAAAGACTTATGGATAATGGGTTTTCATCCATACGACGATGCTAACGAACTTATTGATGACGGCACTTTTGAAGGCGTTACAGATATAGAATATGCAATCATATTCGTTCAAAGGCTTTCTAAATTGCAAGAAGCTTCTAATAAGTTGGTTGATAAAGGTTATTATGATCATTACTTTAAAACTAACGATGTGTCTAAAATGTATGAAATCCGTAAAGAATATTACAGGAGATTAGATCATGGCAATGGGAAAGAAAGCAGGGCCAGTTAAGAAGAGCGGTATGCGCGGCGGCGGTATGGCTAAAAAGAAAACTGCCATGCGTGGTGGTGGCATGATGAAAAAAACCGCAATGCGTGGTGGTGGCATGGCCAAGAAAAAAGCGCCTGTAAAAGCAATGCGTGGCGGTGGTGGGGCAAAAAAAAGAAATCTTCGTGATGAAGAGGCTAGAGTCATTAGTAGGCAAGATAATGCTGCTGATGAACTGCGTAGAGTTAGGTCAAGAACGCCCAGAGATGCCGCTGAGCGAAGAGATAAGACTGCTGAGACACGCAGGGTAACAGCCAGAGAGCGTGATGCTCGTGATGAAATGGGCCGTTTGCGCCGCAAGGCTGTTGGTATGGGAATGAATAAAGGCGGTAAAACGATGAAGCAGGGCTATAATGATCGCCTTGACGAATCTATGGGAATGCGTAATCGCAAGGCTAAGCCTGCCATGTCCAGCAAGATACCTCAACATAAGCGTATGGCTATGGGAGAGAATGTTTTGACTGGCAAGATGATGAAGAAAGGTGGTCAGACTATGGCTAGTCGCAGGAAAGAAAGTGAGGGCATGGAGAAGGCTTCAGGTCGTCGTAAGTTTGCTGCTGTTGGCACAATGGACAAAGGGCGCAAAAAAATGAATAAGGGCGGAAAGACTGCAACTACAGCAGTTAGGCTTAATATGGGCGCACCCACTGTAAGAACAGTAAATGCGCGTGGAATGGGAGCTGCCACCAAAGGCGGTCAATTCAGAGAAAACACTTAATCTGATGTTTGAAGAAATTCAAGATGATCTATGGGGAGAAGCAGATAATGTTTATCCTCTTTCGCCTAAGCAATTTAGTATTGTTAAGATACCTAAAGGTGTCGCAGCCTCTGTTTACTCCAAATATCATTATTTAGGTAAAAAAGATTTTTTAGCGCTTTATAGTTTTGGTGCTATTTACGAAGGAGAGGTCTGGGGTGCTATTACCTTTGGCATTCCAAACGCACACACTATAAATGGATTGTACGACAAGAACGATCAACACGGTGTTGTAGAGATTACAAGATTGGCTTTTAAGGCAGGAAGCCCAAAGAACTCTTGTTCTAGGCTGATTGGTCAAGGCATCAAAGAATTAAAAAAGTATTACCCTGTTAGACTAATTATAACTTATGCAGATACTGCATATAATCATACAGGCTCAATTTATAAAGCTTCTAACTTTGAATATCACGGCCTTACAGATCAAAAGACAGATTTTGTTTTTCCAGACGGAAAGATAAGGAAAGTCAAAGGCATTAAGTATTCTGAGATGGAAGGCGATTGGGTTCCCAGATCACGCAAGCATAGATTTTCAAAGCAGGTTTAATGTGGCTGTAGAAAAAGCTCTTTACACTAACGGTGCTATTCCCGTTAGCCCTGATGAAATTGAAATCGAGATTGTTAACCCAGATGAGGTTAATATTTCTACTGATGGTATGGAGATGAGCATTGATTTTGATGCTGAGCTTCCTATGGATCACGGGGCAAATTTGGCCGAGTACATGGAAGATGCTGACTTGACTACACTAGGTAGTGAGTTGGTGGGCTTGTACAATGCGGATAAAGAAAGTCGTCATGACTGGGAAGAGTCCTACATCAAAGGACTCGATCTTTTAGGCATGAAGTTTGAAGACAGAACAACCCCTTGGGATGGCGCTTGTGGCGTATTTCATCCCATGCTCAGCGAAGCGGTTGTTAGATTTCAGTCTCAAACTATTATGGAGATATTTCCTGCAAGCGGCCCTGCTAAGACAGCCATTGTTGGTGCTCTAACAGACGATAAGGTAAAGCAAGCTCAACGTGTTCAGGACTATCTGAACTACATGATGACCGTGAAGATGCCAGAGTATCGTACTGAGACAGAGAAACTGCTGTTCTCTTTGCCTATTGCGGGGTCGGCTTTTAGAAAAGTTTACTATGATGAGAATTTAGGACGAGCATGCTCTATGTTTGTTCCTGCCGAAGACTTTGTAGTGAGTTATGGCGCTGCTGATCTTGAAACCGCAGAACGTGCTACTCATGTAATGAAGAAATCCTCTAATGAGGTGCTTAAATTACAGCAGAAAGGGTTCTATAGAGACGTTGAGCTGCCAGCTCCAGCTCCTGATACCACTGAAATTGCTGCAAAGTACAACAAATTAACGGGAGATCATCCAAATTACGAGGTTGATCAACGCCACACCCTGCTTGAAATCATGGTAAACGTGGATTTAGTGGGGTTTGAGGACTTATTAGACGGTGAGCCTACTGAAATTGGTCTTCCCTACGTCATTACTGTTGACAAGTCATCTAATACAGTTCTGTCGATACGTCGAAACTGGCAAGAATCTGACGAATTAAAGCTAAAGCGTCAACATTTTGTTCATTATCAGTATTTGCCGGGTCTGGGATTTTACGGATTCGGTCTAGTCCACATGATTGGGGGCTTGACGAAGTCAGCGACATCTTTACTGCGTCAATTAGTTGACGCTGGTACGCTGGCTAACCTGCCGGGCGGCTTAAAAGCCAGAGGGTTGCGAATTAAAGGTGATGATTCTCCGATTATGCCGGGGGAGTTCCGCGATGTGGACGTTCCGGGCGGGATTATCAGGGATAATATTACTTTTCTCCCGTATAAAGAGCCATCTGCTGTACTTCATCAAATGCTTCAAGAAATTGTGCAGGATGGCCGTAGATTTGCCTCTGCTGCTGATGTAAAAGCAGCGGATATTAATGGAGAAGCGCCTGTAGGCACTACTTTAGCGCTATTAGAGCGTGAGATGAAGGTTCTGAGCGCGGTTCAAGCGCGAGTTCATGCGGCGATGAAGCAAGAGCTACAAATTCTTTGCAATATTGTGGCTGATTATGGGCCAACAGAGTATCCATACGACACCGAACAGAATGTTCTAACTTCAGAAGACTTTGATGACAGGGTAGACATTATCCCCGTAAGCGATCCTAACGCTGGCACAATGGCTCAAAGGATTATGCAGTATCAGGCGGCTTTGCAGTTGGCTGCTCAAGCACCTCAGATGTACAACCTACCTCTTTTGCATAGACAAATGCTTGAGGTTCTTGGTATTAGGGACGCAAGCAAGATTATACCTGACGAAGATAATATACCGCCTACCGATCCTGTGTCTGAAAACATGCTTGTTATTACAGGCGAGCCTATTAAGGCATTTGCTTATCAAGATCATGACGCTCATATCGCTGTGCATATCGCTGCTATGAATGATCCGAAGATAACTGAGATGTTGGCAATGGCTCCTGACGGTGCAGTTAAAGCTGCTGCGCTTAACGCTCACGTTGCTCAGCACGTTGCATTCCAGTATCGAGACAACATACAGAAAGAGCTTGGCGTTAAATTGCCTCCTGTAGATTCTTCCCTGCCAGAAGATATTGAATATAGGCTTTCTCAGCTTGTGGTTCCTGCTGCCCAACAACTCACAGGGAAGGCTCAGCAAGAAATGGCTGCTCAAGAGGCGATGGCTGCTGCTGAAGACCCAGTGTTGCAGTTACAAAAAGCAGAGCTTGACATTGAGGCAGCAAAAGTTACTAGCAAGACCCAAACTGACATGGCTAGAATTGAAGCCGATCTAGTCAAGGCCGCCGCTAAAGATAGCCTTGATCGAGAAAAACTTGCTGTAGACCAACAAGTCGAGGGGGCTAAGCTAGGTGTTAAGATTGCTGAGACTAATACTCAAGAAGAGCTAGAATCAGCCAAGATAGCTTCCAAAGAACAGGTTGAAGGCGCAAAGCTTGGTGTTGAAATAGCTAGAGAATTAATGATTGACGAAAGACAATTAGATATTGAAGAAAAGATAAATAAAAGAGATACTAAGCGCGAAGATATGATTGACGAAAGAGAGCGCGATGAGTGATGTATTTGCAGACTCTAGTTTAAGAATAGTTAGAGACAAAATACGAGTTATTATGAACGAAACAGCAGATCACATTAGTAGTGGCGGTTGTCGTAATATGGAAGAATACTCTAAGTGCTGCGGGATCATAGAAGGTCTAGCGTTAGCAGAAAGAGAAATCCTTGATCTCGATAAGAGTATTGAGGAAAACTAATCTCCGCATAAAGCGGTGCAGTGACTCTGGACACTTATCCAGTGCAAGGAAAACATCTAATGGCAGAAGCATTAGCAGAAGTATCATCCGTTGGCGTAGAAACTGACGAAGAGCCTCGCGCAGCTCGCAAATTGCCCGAACCGAAGGGTTACAAAATTCTTATTGGTTTGCCCCTCCCTGATAAAGCCACTGATGGTGGAATACTTAAAGCCCGATCAACTCTTGAAGTTGAAGAGGTGGGTTCTATTGTTGGTTTTGTCATCGAGCTTGGCCCAGACGCTTATTCAGATAAGGTAAGGTTTCCAAGCGGAGCTTATTGTAAAGAAGGTGATTTTGTTGTGATGAGATCATATTCTGGCACAAGGTTCAAAGTTAAGAGCGAGGACGGCAAGTATCAAGAATTTCGTTTGATTAACGACGATAGCGTTGAGGCTGTTGTTGAAGACCCAAGAGGAGTTTCTCAGATATGAGTGAAGCAGAAGAAAACACTTCGTCTGCCGAAGAAAAATTCTTTGGAGTAAAGACGCGACACGGCGACTTGAGCGCCGCAGGTAATTCATCTGAAGATTCTGGTATAGAGGTCGAATTAGCGGAGGACGCAGCTCCTGCTGATAAAGAGCCAGAAAAGAAAGGTGTTCCTCTTGTAAATTATAGCAAAGACTTAACAGATGAAGAGTTGGCAAGCTATAGCGAAGGGGTGCAAAAGCGAATCGGTCAAATGACCGGAAAAATGAAAGACAGAGAGCGCAGGTTGGATGAAGCACAACGTCTTAAAGACGAGGCTGTAAGAGTCGCTCAGTTACAGCAGAAAAAACTACAAGAGTATGAAACGCTACTAGCTAAAGGTCAGGGAGCAATTATACAAAGCTCCAAGGGCAAGGCTCAGGCTGAGCTAGATAGCGCCGAACGTGAATTGAAAAAAGCTCATGAAGAGGGTGATGCTGATAAGCTAGTTCAAAGCCAAAAGCAGTTAAGTGCTGCTCAAGCAAGAATTATGGATTATGAGCAGCGCGAAGAAAGGCTCAAGCAGCAGTTACTGGCTCAGAAAGAAAAGAGAGAATCTCAACCAGCTCAGCCTGTAGCGCCACAGCCGCAAGCTCCTCAGATACCTCCTGAGCAGAAAGAACGAATGGATGAATGGATGGCAGAGAACCCGTGGTTTCAAACACAAGCTCAGTCAGGTGAATCTGTTAATCCAATGCATAAAGAAATGACAGCAGTAGGGCTTGCCATTCATGATAACCTTTTTCATGAAGGCATTACTGCTAACACCGATCCAGACAGGTACTATTCTGAAATAGATCGAAGAATGCGACAGCGTTTTCCTGATTATGCGGCTTTTAAGACGGATCAGGATAAGCAGGAGGAACGTAGCACTCCGCAACGTCAACGCAGTAATACAGCCGTGGTAGCTCCGAGTACCAGTAGGAACAACGGAGCAAAGACACGTAAAATATCGCTTACGCCGTCCCAGAATGCCCTCGCAAGGACTTTGGGGATTACACCAGAACAGTATGCTGCTCAACTTATTAATCAGGAGGCAGGATAATGAATAAAGAGTCAAATCGCGCACCGCAAGAAAGTAACACACGAGAGAAGGCAATGAGGCCCACTGATACGTGGAAGCCAGCGTCTTCTTTACCTGTACCTAATCCTCGTGAAGGCATATCCCATAGATGGATTCGCACTTCCGTATTGGGTCAGGTAGACAATACAAACGTGTCACAGAAAATGAGAGAAGGATGGGTTCCTGTAAAGGCAACGGAATATCCTGAGATTGACTATATGTCTGATGTTGGCAGTCGTTTTAAAGATAATATTGAGTATGGTGGCTTATTGTTGTGCGCTATTCCAAGTGAGCAACTTGACCAGCGAACAAAGTATTATAATGAAATGGCTGTAAATCAAATGCATGCGGTTGATAATAGTTTTCTTAGTGACCAAGACCCTCGTATGAGTAAGTTTCAAGAAAACTCGTCGAGGACAACTTATGGTAGTAGAAGATAATCTTTAAAGGTTGTCTTCTTAACTGAGGACTTTAAAATGGCTACTACAGCTACTCCTATGGGGGCAGAACCAGTCGGCGGTTTATCAGCTTGCGGTTCTTTCTCTGGTAAAGTTCGTCACATTAAGATTGCAAGCGGTTACAACACTGCGATCTTTTATGGCGATTTCGTAAAGCTTGTTGCTGCTGGTACGGTTGAAAAAGATACTGGCACAGCTACAGCTACTCCAGTTGGTATATTTATGGGTTGTTTCTACACTGACCCATCAACAAGCCAACCTACCTTTAACCAAACTTTTCCTGCATCTACCGCAGCAAGTGATATCATGGCTTATGTTCTTGATGATCCTGACTGCGTGTTTAGAATGCAAGGAAATGCTGCTTTAGCGCAGACTACTCTTGGCAATAACGTTGCCATTGTGCAGACTGCGGGTTCCACTACTGTCGGACGCAGTAAGAATGCAGTTAATGCAAGCACTGCTGCTACTACCAACACTCTACCTTTAAGGATTATAGAGTTTATGGATGGTCCAGATAGCACAGTGGGTGATGCTTTTACTGATGTATTGCTAACATACAATGCTGGAATGCATCAATATCGTCGTGCTTTAGGCACATAATAGGAGACTAGCGAATGGCTATTTCAAGAGCGCAAATGCTTAAAGAGCTACTTCCGGGTCTTAACGCCCTGTTTGGCTTAGAGTATGCAAAGTACGAAGATGAAGATAAGATGATCTATGAAACAGAGACATCTGATCGTTCGTTTGAAGAAGAAGTAAAGTTGAGTGGTTTTGGCGCTGCTCCTGTAAAACCTGAAGGCTCTGCAATCAATTATGATTCAGCGCAAGAAGCATTTACAGCGCGTTACACTCACGAAACTGTTGCACAAGGTTTTGCAATCACTGAAGAAGCAATGGAGGATAACCTCTACGCTTCGCTATCTCAGCGATACACTAAAGCTTTGGCACGAGCAATGGCTTACACCAAGCAAGTTAAAGCCGCTTTCCCTCTGAACAATGGTTTTACCAATGCCTTCCAATCAGGCGATGGTGTTAACTTGTTCACAGCAGTGGGAGACGGTGTTGCTGGCGGTGGTGGTCATCCTCTTGTAAACGGTGGCTTTAATTCTAATCGCCCTGCTACAGCAGCAGACCTTAACGAAACGTCACTGGAAGACGCAATCATTCAGATTGCTGGCTACACAGATGAGCGTGGACTTTTGATCGCTGCTCGCCCACGACGATTGATTGTTCCACCTAACCTAATGTTTGTTGCTACTCGAATCCTTGATTCAGAGTTGCGTGTTAGCACTGCTGACAACGACATTAACGCTATTAAGAACAACGGTTCTATTCCTGAAGGTTACTCTGTCAATCATTATTTGACTGACAATAATGCTTTCTATTTAATTACCGATGTTCCTAACGGCATGAAGCACTTTGAGCGTACTCCGCTTGAAACTTCAATGGACGGTGATTTCGATACTGGTAACGTGCGCTATAAAGCGCGTGAGCGTTATAGTTTCGGTGTATCCGATCCGTTGGGAATCTTTGGTTCCCCCGGTTCTTCGTAAGAAGAAAGACGTACCAGAGGGGGGCTTCGCCCCTCTCTGTTTTTACCCTGACTGCGAAAGCAGACACTAGCCCCGACAGGAGTAACATATGGCTACTACCACTTTTTCTGGTCCTATTAAGACTGGAACCATTCGAGATACCACTGGCACAACTGTTGGCAC